CTCCGATCCATGGACTGGGTCGGATACGAGACGGAGATTTTGCCGCGTGTCCCCCGAGAATATGTCTCGACGGTGTCACGTTGGCAGGAGAGAAAGGCTGCATCTACTCGTAACACGATCGCGGGCGACGATGTGGACCGATGGAATCGGGTGGTCGGCGAATTTGACTCATTGGTGTTTACTCTGCTGAGTCGGTTGGACGATCCTTTGCTTAGAGGCGCCGAACTGGCGGAGGCGAAGAAGTGTACAGTGATGAACAGTTCTGAGCTGGCTGGTCTGAAGCCGAACGCGGTGTCGGAGGAGATCGCCCCCCCCGGTATGTCGTCGAACGAATGGCGCGAGTACCTGTCGGATGGATATAACCGTTACCGCATGAAGCGGGGCTGGAAGGTCCCCGAGGGGAACGAGATGTTGATTCGTGGTGCTAAAGATGTTCTACGACAGATCAGGAGTTCAGCTCTGGACGACGAGCTGGCTGCTGCGCGTACCGACACGAACGCTGGGTGGCCTACGATCGCCTCATCGAAGGAAGCTCATGATGTCGGCGCTGCCCTCGCATACGTGTCACGATCTTATACGGAGATGGTTGACATAGGTACGCGGGTGGCCGAGGAGCTGCAGGGCGTTGAATTGGGCCCTGTGGCGATCCTGGGTACACGTACATCGGAGAATCGACGAGACCAGAAACTTGTAGAGCGTACAGTCAATGGTCTTATGGCAGCCGGTGATATCATTGGTGGTGCCCGGCAACGGGACATCTTTATGGTTAATCGGGCCTTTGCCGACGTGCTGCGGCTTCCCTCGCGCTATGCTCTGCAGGTACTCAAGTACATGTTCCCGAACATGGATTTGAAGGACCCTTCGGACGTTGGCGCGAAGGTGGAGAGCTTTCTCGGAACTGGGGAGAAGCGTGAGGGTGACGGTTCTGCGTTCGACTCCAACGTGTCTGAGGAAGCGCTACGTGAATTTAACCGATTCCTGTTGGCGTTCGTCGAGGTGATTCACCCCGACCGCGTTGATCTGGCGGCCGCGATTCTGGAAGAATGCGTTGGCGGTGATGTCATGGTGCCTGGTTCTCAGGTGCCGGACAGTGCGGCCTTGCGCAGTGTGCAGGGCCTGATGTCCGGTTGCGTGTGGACGTCCGTCGTCTCTAACTGGATGCATTGCCTTTCGGCTTTGAATGCCGCGGTACGGACTTATAACGTAAGTTATGACGTGGCGTTCGACATGGCGACGGATCGCGCGATTCCTGCGAACTGGTATGGTGACGACACCTTTTCAGGTACGAGGACGACGGTTCTCGTGACTATGCGGATCGTCATCTGGCGAATCTTGCACTGATGGGCCAGAACTATGTGGTTGAACCTGGCGAGGTCCTTCTGCGTACATACAGGGGGCATCGTCTTTTGGTACGAATGTGGTGGAGGTCTATCGACAGCGAACGGCCTGTTCTACCAGAGATTCGGGACTTAGGTACAGCTGTTCGCTTCATGACGTTAGGTCCCCATCCCCAGCGCGAGTTGGGTTGGTGGGGCGTAAGGCGGATGCGTGCGCTGGCCGGAGTACAGACCCCCGCGACTCCTGAGCAATTGTATTTGAGTGCGCACACGGCTCTGCTGTCATCACAGCGTGGCCGTGTGGCTCTGGGAGATTGGCTATCAGAAGCGATGCAGAAGCCTTATTGGGATGCGGTGCGTGCCATAACAGGGAGCGACTCCTCCCGACTGCTGATGGCCAGAACCTTTGAACGCCGAATGACGGCATTGACATATATTGAGCGTTACGTCGCACGTCGCGGCGGAAGTATTAACCTAACCAGACGGAGCTGATATGGCTGAGATTACATACGGGAAGACTAAGGACCCCGACTCCTTTAGCGAGGAGAAATGGCCTGGTGGAG